CGGTCTGGCTTTTGCCTTGGACAGCTTGGACATCATGGACGAGTTGGAGTTGGTTACGAAGATGGTCTGCCACGAGCTGATATTCTTGCGCTCACGGTTCTTGTCCTTCTCCATGCGGTTACGCCCGCGCCCTTGCGAGATGGCGTAGATCATGTTCGACAGATGATCCGGCGAGAGGTTGGTCATTTCATCTGACATCACAGGCAGATTGTTCATGACGCCAATACGGTGCAGGCGTGCGAGGTGCGTGTCGTCTGCGATCAGCGCCAGCTCATGTGGGTTGCCCCATACACTCAGAGCCAGATAGCCAGCGGTTGACTTACCGGTACCGGACTCGTTGCTGATCAGATTAAGGGTCGCGCCTGACAATCCTGTGAACGCCATCAAGGGGGCGCCAAACGCAGTGCCTGCTGCCAGCTGCAACGCCTCCATACCCGGACGAGCCAGCACATTGAATGCTTCACGCCACTCGGACAGCTCGCCTTTCGGGATCATGTGGCGCATCAGGTCAGCGGTGGTGCTGGATGCGGGGTTGTGCTCTGGCGGCTTGTTCGGCACATGCGCACGGTTGCCCACAATGAACGCCTTCTTGCCGTCAGCCCAGCCAAACTGGAGGCGGGCTTCATGTGCTTTCTGAAGTTTCTGAAGTTCTTTGGTGAATTTAATTGAGTAGTTCATAAGTTCCTTCATTTGGTTTTGTGTGCCAGCGATCCCTTGCTCACCCATCAATTCGCGGAAAGAGTCTGCGGACATCAGTTTTTTAAGGGGTACTGTAAATTCGCGAACACCGTCTTGAGGAAGGTGCAGCATGAAAACAACCGACTCGCCATCATTAGGGTCGTGGATTCGTTTTATTGGGTAGAAGTCGTACTCGTAAACCTGTACCTCAACCGCCTCGTCCCCCGAGCCTTCCTGCCGATAGACGCCGCCATTGGCTGCGCGGAAATACGGGAACGGCGGCTTGAACAGCGCCTGCTGTACGGCCTGAGTTGAGATGCTGCCATCACCTTCTTCGGACTCTTCGTCTTCATCGGGCGGAGCGAATAGCTCAGATACATCTCGTTTGATTTCTGAACCCAGCTGAATTGGACTCGTGCAAGTCTGCGTGCAACCTGCACATAGGCTGGGTGCCAACTCGCTGATCACTTCACAGGTATAGGGGCCAAGCGTAAGGCTGGCCTTTTCTTCCGTTTCGTCCGGGTCGTAATTCGGGTGCCGCTTCGACATGGTGTGAATGGCTTTCGCTCCATCCTCGCACGCCCATGCGATTGATAGCCCTGCACGCCACAGCGGCTCGTCAACATTCTCTTGATTGGTGATGACTTCTTTAATGAAGTTGCAGCCGGTGCCGTTAATACTGCGGCGGGCCAGCTTGCTGAACTTGGATACTTTGTTGCCGATCAAAGCCTTTGCTGTCTCGCTCAATTCACCGTGATTGACACGCTTGCTGACCCTCGGTGCAGGCAGGTCGAGCGAATCCAGTATGGCTTCAAATTGGTCCAGTGAAATCAGGTCTGCTTTCTGATCCACAACAACCTTCTTCGGGTTCTCTGGATCTTTGAAGTTGCAGGTATCTGGCACGCGAAGAATGCGTGCGGAATCAGACATAACTGACGTGTCTACGTCGAAACCAAATTTCTTGCAGGCAGCCTTCAGCTTGCGCGCAACAGGCTTCCATACATCGGTTGTGATGTAATCCGTGAGCAGCCAATAAACATGCAGCCCATTGCCGGAGTTGACGACAAACGGGTTTGGCAAATTGGTTTCTTCTTGGAACTCGCGCAGTGCGGCGTAGCCGTGCGCTTGATCTGGATACGGCTTGCCTTCGCCGCAATCGACGTCAATCCAGAACGATTTCACCCACTGGGTATTCGGTTGGCGGCGACGCCAGCCACCTTCTTCCTTGTCCTCTACATACGTAGCAAGGCCAAAGAATGCGTTGATCTTTTGGTCGACAAACTTCTGTGCTTCAACATTGACTGACTCAATGTCGTCCACAAACACATGGTCGATACGTCCGTTGTTGTGTATCCCTGCTACACAGTACTTACCTTCTTCCGAGAGCGCTGGTAATACATTCGACAGGAAATCTGTATCTGGGCTCATTCAGTGAAAATCCGACGCATAGTTAGGGCGGCAACGGCTACGCCTGCCGCTTTCGGGGTCGATGCCCCTAGCCGCCCTTTGTGGCCTAAAGAAGTCTTAGCTGATTAGGAGCGGGCTCCATCCCGTTTGTGCAGGAGGAGGGGGAGGAGCAAGATAGCATCCGTTCAAAGCGTTCGGCAAGTTCGTTTAGTACTTGCTTATTCTCTTTCTCGTTTGCATGTCCAAACCCGTCCAATACCGTCCTCGCCAGCCGCAAAACTTCACGGTCTGTGAGGCTGGTAGTTATCATCAGTCGTCGCCCCATTCATCTAAGATGTCAGACAAGGCTTCGTCCTGCGTCACCACAGGTTCTTTTTTCTTGCTGACCTTGACAGGCTCAACTTCTTCTGGTTCGGCCTTCACTTCAGCCTTCGGCTTTTGAAAACCGTCATTCGCCTTGAGTTCTTCTTCAGACTCAGACTTCTTGAATGAACGATCACCGACATGTGCTTTGGCTTCTGCGGATTCAGATTTCTGCTTTACCACTGCCCACTCATCTTCATTCAACGGGCGAACCGCGCGGAACATCAGGCGAGTGCCGTTGGCCTTGGCATCGAAACGAAACTCGGTAACAACTTTGATTACGTCATATCCAAAGCCAGCCAGCTTCTTAACGTAGTCTTGCAACGAGTCATATTTGGCATTTTCAGTATCACCAAAAATTGAAGTGCCCGGAACTTGAATGCCGTACACATCACCCTTCGGATCACCTTCCAGTACCACTGCCAAACGCGCAGAGTAGCGGCAGGCTTTACCGGTGCCCTGAAGCGCAGACCCTTTCACATTCTGCGGACAAGAAGCACACAGCGGAGACTGCGGGTTTTCTACGTTGGCGCTCGGAGCATTGCCGTCATCAGACCAGCATGCCGGAGACGCGGTTACGCCTTCCTTGTAAACACCTTCGTAGTAGGTACGTGACCAACCGGGAGCTGACTTCACGATAATCATGTTCATACCACGATCTTCATTTGTCGCGACTTCCTGTGAGCCGACCATCATGCGGAATACACCGCCTCGAATGCTGACACGTTTCAGCGATTGTCCACCACCTGCGCCACCAAGGGCTTTAGCGGTTTCTGAAAGTTCCCCACCTTGCAGGTGGGCCGGGACGTTAGCCATCCCTTCAAACAGCGCAACATCATTAGCCATGACTGATCTCCTTAGTCTTTGCTGGATAAATTAACTGCTGGTTATCAACGAACTCGGCCAAAGCCTCACGTTTGTAGAACACCTTTTTGCCGAGCTTTACGAAGGGTAGTTGCCCATCCATTCGCAATTTGTTCACGGCAGAAGGAGTGATCCGCAAAAGTTCGGCGGCCTCTTCTGGGGTCAAAAGTCCTAAGTCGTTCACGATTTGTTTCCTCTTCGCACGACGATGGTTTCCCGCATATCAGAATTGACAGGCGGCGCTATATCTGGATGGTTCTCCAGAAACTCCTTGAAGTTCGCCTGATGAATGCGACGTTCGACAAGTTCGAATCCGCCATCACCTTGCTCTTTCAAGAAATCAACAAAGGCGTCCCAATCGGGCGCCCAATAACGGGTACGCAGCACCTTGGATGCGGTGCCGTACGGGGTTTTCATACTGTCCAGCCCGTGCTCGCGTGCGACCTGTAAAAGGGCCGCTTCAACGCGGTCGAGCTTTTCTTTGAGGGCGGCATCCTCCGCATCGAACGTGTGCTTGAGGTCGGCACGAGCGTCACGGAGGCGAATGTAAGCCGCTACCAGCTTAGATGTGTCCATGTTGTATCTCCGAAGTATGCGGTGTTAGCCGCTAAGTTCTTGTTCGTAAAGCGCAACCAAGTCTTTTTGATTCGCTTCCTTAGATTCTAACGCATCATAGACCCTTTTTTCAACCTCTGAGCCGTATATTTTTATAATTGTCATCTTGTTCTTCTGCGATGGACGGTTTATACGCTCGTTCGCTTGCAGCCAAGTCTCTACGGACGCGATTGGGCCAAACCAGACGATTGTGTCTGCTGCTGTTAGCGTTACGCCATGTGCTGCGCTCTGTGGTTGAATTACGAGCACACGTGGATCCGGTTGTTCTTGGAAATCTTTGAAGATTTTTGTCCGGGCCGTCATGCTCACAGCCCCGCTGACGATCTCGGTACTGAACCCTTCCTTACGCAGTCGGTCAGTCACAATG